CAGGTAACAACATTGGAGTTAAAAGCTATTTCAGGTTTGGGGGCAAAAGGCATTGAATATGTTTTGGCTCTTGTTTCATCTAAAGGGTACAAACTTGAAGGACAGGAACTGTATGAGCAATTGAAAGCCCGTAAAAAAGCACAGCGCACATGGGTGTCGCTGACGGATGAGGAGCGTGAAATCGCCTCTTGGACAGATGGAAGTTTTGGCGCTGGCGCACGTTGGGCAGACGCCAAGCTGCGGGAGAAAAACGGCATTGGAGAGAAGAAATGAATTGGAAAAAAGAATATGACAACGATGATCGCGGTGGAAACTGGTGGGACGTAACCGATGGTGAGTCCAGTTTTCGCTGCATGACTGAGGCTGAGGCAGATTTTCTCCTGTCAAAACTTCAGCCAGCACCCGTGCAGCAGGAGCCTTTGGGCTTTATGAACGCCGGGAACATTCTTGAGATGCAGCAAGAAAGCCTTCCTTATGCGTATGTCTACCCGGTAAAAAGCACTGGTGTTTCTGTTGCGGTCTACACATCCCCACCAGCACAGCGGAAGCCGCTGACGAATGAGCAGTGGCAAGAAATTGCAGCGATTACGGGATGCCTGCGAATTGAAAAACGTGGACGCGATGCAATTCTGCGCGTATTTGAAGAAGCCGCCCACGGCATAAAGGAGAACACATGAAAAAAATCATTAGATTTGGTCAAATTTCAGAAAACACTGAAGGGGAGCTGGTGTTTAAGAATTTTCACATTAATTTTGATCATCAGTATGAAAGTCCAGAAGAAGGAATTTTGTGCATGGTCATTGAACGTCTTGAAATTGAACTTGCACAATTAAAAATTTTGGCGCAGCCAGCGCAGGAGCGTAACTTCTGCCCCCGCTGCGGTAAGCGCACAGCAGACCTTACCGTTATCCACACTTGCACACCACCAAGGGAGAACACATGAGAAAATCAAGACACCACTTAATCCGAGACACTTTACTCGCACATGAAGATGGCTTAAATAAAAGCCAAATATGCAACATTACAAACTTTAGCCCTAATTCAATCAAGAAAAGCCTAGACGCTATGCCAGATGTTTATATTGATAGATGGGAGAAACCAAAAAAGCGGATTATTACGCCAATTTACATTGCCGTGAAAGTGCCAGAGGATTGTCCAAAACCATAAAATACGGGGGGAAAGCGGATGCTGTGAGATACCTTGACCTAGCTATCGCACCGAGATTAGAACGGTCACAGTGCAGCAAGTACCCCCACCTATGCAGCTAGTAATGCAACTTCAGCAGACCGGCGCTTGACTAAGCCAGGTAGCACCCGACCACCGCCTTTAGTCCAAAGCATCAACTGTTCTTTGGCTCCGTCCCAATCCTGCGCGTTAATCTTGCGCTTGAGGGTGCTTGTCTGCAAACGGCCCGTGCCAAGGTTGTAGGCAAAATCAACAATGGCGTTGCACTTGCGCTCGTCGGTCAGCAGAACAGGACACTGGCGCAGGACGCCAGGTAAGTAGGTGTGGTGCAACTCTTGGAGCAACAGCGCAGCAGCGTCCGGCTCAGACATTGACGGGTCAGTCAGAGCCACCTTGCGTCCGTCAGCATAGTAGGTGCTTCCGTAACCAATCGTAGGGACACCGGCAGGGCAGAGGTAGGGCTTGGCCCTGTAACCCTCAAACTGTTTACACAGCGCGGCGGCTATGTCTAGTTTCATAGCCCACGCTTAGACAATGTACGGTCAAGAAACCAATAGTTAAGCGTGCCTGATACCAGCGCGGCAAAATCTGCTGACATAATAAGTTTGAACACTGTTTCTGGTGGCGCACCAGTTGCCCATGCAGTCCACGCAAACCAAATGTGGGCAAAGCTCCAAAGAAGCAAAATCCAATAGGTTGCTACTGGCCGCACCGAAGCGGACAGGCTTGCTGCCCAACCACCGGCAACTTTAACCATTTCGGTTTGTTGTTCAATGGCACTGTTAAAAGCATCCATAACTCCAGCATCTACCGTAGCGCCATGCTGCGCCCCGATTTCTGCTAGTTTCTGATTACCGCGCAGGGTTTCCAATTGGCACTGCTGAGTAAACATTTGCAGTTCATGCGAGCGCTCGTTTTTCTTGTCAAGCCATTTAAGGACTTCTGGAGCAAGTCGGAATAATCCCCCAAGCAGGGAGCCAAAGATACCGCCGCCGAGTAATTCAATCATATTAACGTACCTCAATTGTGCCGGTTAATTTACTGCGAAGCATCATAATTTCTAACTGCTGCTCTACCCGTTTCATTGTTTCCAATAATTCAGACCGACTAACCGATTGCAATTGCAGTTCTTTTAACCCAACTTTTAACAGTTGGATTTCTCGTTCTTGAACCGAAACCGATATAGACAAATCATTTACATTTTTCCAAATTAGCGCCGAAGCAGAGCCTACCGCTACCGCCATTGCTACAAATAAAGGCGGCAGAATTGTTTCTACAAACCAAGTCCAAGGGTTTATTTTTTCTGCCATGATTGCACCAATAACATTTCGGGCGTAATTTTTTGCTCTGGCAAATTGCCTGTTAAAGCAAACCAAGCCCATTCGTAACAGTACAGCCAATTTTTATCCCCTAATTTAAACGGAAACAAAAACGACAACAGCCCAATCCAATCATATTTTTCTGTTTTAACCAAATCAAAACGGTCATAGATTGTTGTCTCAGAAACATTTACTTCAAATAAATCAAATTCAACAGTGTCAAAATCCGACCAGTGCAAATTGTTTTGAAAAGTTGAATGGCACAAACGCCCACCGACAACAATGCCGCAATGTGGGTAGCCAGTCTTTAATCGCCATCGTGTGTACTTTGAAAACAAACCTTTAAAAAAGCCTGGACTATCTGTTTTTCGCAATGCAAGGTATACCATATTCATCCTTATGAATTTAGCAACCCCGCTGACATTGCTTGCGCTTTAGTCCGGTGGCTTTGCGTCCTTGGCTTTCGCCTAAGTATGCCAGTGATTAAATTTTATCTGCCTTATTATCTAAACGGTCAAAAATCTTGCTTAGCATCTCTTTAATCTCGCGCATATCTTCTTTGTAGTCCAGACGGGCCACATAGGTCAACGGTAGCTTAGACAAATCGTTTTTAAGGTCTTGCACTGCTGTCCACAACTCACGCGCAAACCATCCTGCTACACCCATGCAGCCGCCCAAAATGAGATTGATTGTTTGCAATTCTATTTATATCAGCACCAGCTTGCTTGTTGGCGCTCGACAAAAACTGAATTCTTGATTCAACGGTATCGCCTAGAATATCAGCGGCACGATTTAAAGAACGAAATTTCTCGCTCTTTTCGCCCATCTTAAAGATGTTGAGCATCTTGGTCATTGCCTGACGGTCTTTGTCAGATGCAGCCTTGATGCTGGCAATGGTTCCGTCCTTCCAGCCTTGCTTGATGGCTGACAATGCTTCGTTGTCTGCGACTACCTGAGTTCCCGATAAACGAAAATTTACGGTGTCCACTGAATCAGGGACTTGGGCAAGCTGCTGCTTAATGATCTGCTGATTTTCAGGCGCTATCTTTTCACCAATGGTAGCTTTGATGCTTTGCAAAGATTCAGTAATTGTTGGTGCAGGCGGTGGCGTATAGCCAAGTCGTAATTGTTCAACCGTTGCTGGTGTGAGTTGTTCTTTGATGCCAGCACCCGCTGGTGCAATTTGTTTTGCTATTTGCCCAGTTACCGTTTTTACCATCGACGGTATAGACGGGGCAACAGCACCGACTACGGTTGCACCAATCTGCCCCAATGGGCCAGCGCCTTCCTCTTTAGCAACACCGCCAGCCGCTGCACCAGTCGCCCCTGTGAGTGTTTGCAAGCCTGGTGTAGTTGCCATCACTTGACCAACCCCACGAGCTATTGGCCCTGCTGCGGCAGCTTCTACGGCTTTACCCAAAGCAACACCGCCAGCCCCGCCACTAGCACCGGCAGCAGTCGTTTGCATGATGCGCTCGGCTGCTGTGCGAGGCTGCGCTACACCAACACGGGTAAGCAAATCCTCCATTGCATCGGTTGGCATTGTGTATTTTGTGCCGAATAGACTATTGACTGAGCCAACAATCGGGTCACCAATTAAGCCAGCAAGCGTAGCAGCGCCAGCACCAGCAATTGCGCCTGGGATTGCACCAACACCCGCAAACGGAGCGCCTATAGCAGCGCCTAAAGCAGCACCAGCCGCAGGCAAGGCCAAGCCCCTTGTAACCGCACCAGCAAGGCCAGTGGCCGTTGTGGATGGCTCTGATGGCCCAGACACGGTTCCACCAAATTGAGCAGCAAGTGTTGCAAGGTCTTTAGCTGGTTCTGCTGATTGTGTTGTTTGGCCTGTTGGAGTTAGCCAAGCATTTAACTTTTCATCATAAAAAGAACCTTGAGGTTTTGAATCAACAAGGCTAATTTGCAAGGTTCTGATATACAGGGAGACCGACAGGCTCAACGTGTCTTAAACATGGTTCTAGAGCGTTTGAGTACGGTTAAAGCGCCTGATGCCTATGGCATCCATACAGCCAAGCGATTTATCGACACACAGGTGGATTTTGGCAAAAGAAGTCTTGCAAACCCATTGACAGCACAAGCCGAGCGAACGCTTAAAACATTGCGCCGGAATCTGAATGCAACTCTGGGTGATAACTTTCCTGAGTACAAAGCTGCCAACGCAAAGTATTCAGACACCATCACTGCGCTGGATGACTTGCAGAAGGCAGCAGGAACGAATATTGACTTTGATTCGGCAAACGCTAACAAAGCCCTTGGCGTAGCAATGCGTAAGCTGACCAGCAACTACGGCACACGAGCAAACCTAATTGATGCACTTGACCAGGCCAATCAATCGTCTATAAAGTACGGCATGAGGTTGGATGATGACATTGTGAATCAACTTATTTTTGTAAATGAGCTTGACAGGATGTTTGGCGCAGCAGCACAGACATCGCTAAAAGGCCAAGTGGCTGAAGCGATGCAGACTGGTGTTGACATTGCAAGGGGCGGCGCAGCAAGACGGGCAGTAGAATTGCTAGCTGAAAAGGCAGAGGAATTGCGTGGCATCAATAAAGAGAACGCAGTTAAAGCAATGGAAGAGTTGCTCAAGCGTAAATAACAGGAGAATCAATAAATGTCCGCACTCTCGATTAATCCACCATATCCGGCCTTTGCTGGCGCTGATGGCCTGCCGTTGGAGAATGGTTATATCTTGATTGGCGTGGTCAACCTAAACCCCGTGGTCAATCCTATCGCGGTTTATTGGGATGCAGCCCTGACGATTCCAGCAGTCCAGCCCATCCGCACGCTTAACGGATACCCAGTCTATCAAGGCACACCATCGCGTTTTTATGCAGATAGTGATTACAGCATTCAGGTGCTGGACAGCAAGGGCAGCGTGGTCTATACCTCGTTCAATGGTAATGCCTTTGGGAGTGGTGCTTTGGCAAGCAACGCAACGGGTAATGGGGTGCAGACAATATTCCCTGTGTCGTCTGAGCCATCGGCAATCTACATTAACGGCGTTTACCAGAATCAGAACACCTATACGTTTGCTGGTGGCAATGTAACATTCAGCCAAGCACCACCATTCACCTCAATAATCGAGTTCCTGATCTAAGGAGTAAGCAATGCTTAAAGCAGTCACAAATTTAGTAAACGTCAGTCAGATTACTGGAGTTCTACCCGTTGTAAACGGTGGCACTGGCGTGACCACCAGCACAGGGACAGGCAACACGGTGCTCTCTGCTGCGCCTACGCTTAGCGGAAACGTCACATTGTCCACGGGTAATCTAATCGTTGCAAGTGGACAAGGCATCGACTT